TTCTTACCTCTTCCATTCGATGGACAATCCACTCAACCACAGAGCGTTGTCCAGATCTGTACATAATTTTTTGCATTGAATCCTCTGGGTTTGGTGTGGTTGGTGGAAAGTTCTCCTCTAATTCTTCGAGGATGTAATTAATGTTGGGACCAGTGATGGCCTCAAGCATATTGTGGGAGGTTGACATTGTTGTGTTCAAAAAAGGCTGGCATTCTAGCTGATTTGGTGGAAGAAAGTTCTGGAGCCTTGCCTTCATACATTAAGCGATCGCTTGTATCTAGCCAGAATTTTTTGTCCAAATATTTGTCGGTAGTATTTATACCTAGGGGTTCGAGTACCCAATTAATCGTGGCCTTCCTAAGTTTATCCAAAGATTGACTAGGAGATAGGCCCATATCGAGACATACGAGGCTATTAGAGGCCACGTGTATTTGTTCGTCTCTGGAAATATCAGCTGATACCGTTCGGAGACCAGCATCACCAGAAAAACGAAAGAAAGGCAATAGAACAAAGAATATAGCACGTTCAGCTACTAATGCTTTACAAATGGTGTGATCGGGGTGTGCTTCCCAAGCTGCACGCAGCCTGAGAGCTTCGGCTTCCGCCTTAGGATCAACCCCTATAGCATTCGCTATGTATCCTAATGCGAGGTCATGATTTTCCTCGTCTTTTACGTTCGATCTAAGTAGATCCCTTGAGAGTTCAGGTACCTCACTAAGTGCGTCCTCAATGAATTCACCAACTGGTAACTCCAGATGGCGTAAAGCGAGAGCACGGTAGATGGTTTCTTCTGCTCCATGTTTTAATTCTCCAGCAGTTGTTTGTACTGGTGACCATGTTCTTTTACGGTCTAATAGTTTTTGATAGGGATGTTTCCTCATTATTCTTGGCAGTCGCACTGTGGTTCTGGTTCATTTAACAGTTGCTGCAAGTAATTATCAACGTCTTCTTTATCCAGTGCAGCGTATGCATCTGTCTTATCTTGTACGTCTCCCATTACCTGTAAACTGTAATAGAGGGAAGTCTGGGGTGAATCCAACCACTCTTCCACGAATGCGTTATCGTAGGTTACAACATCACTCCAAGAGTTAAAGCTGTATCCGTGAAGAAGTCCCGTACTTTGGTAGAGTTTCATGAATTCGTCGGCTACCTTTTTATAGGCATCCCAACCAACTTCACTGGCAATCTCTACATCGCCATAGTTATATGTTTCTACTCCAAATGTACCGCTATCTCTATCGACAGTACGGCTAATTGGAGGAGCTATTTCTGGTGTGCAAGTGTATCCGTCTAGATCCTTGCTGCGATAACTGCAACTTGCAGTAGGTGCTATAGCAAACGCACGCACCATTTTATGAGAGTGAGCTACTTGTGTAGCCATATTGATCCCATGTCTGATGTTATCAGCTAAGATCCAAGCTTTTGTATGCTTGACTATACCTGTATTGACTTGCTCTAATGCATCACCAAATTCAGCATAGGATATCTTGTATCTCTTTAGTAAATTAGCTAAACCCAAGACACCAAGTCCAACTTGTCTGTCTTGCTTAGGGTTTAGGTATTCGCCAGATGTGGCAACCCCTGTTCTTGCATGGAGACTGCACAATTCTGACATACCGTTAAAGTAAGCAGTGGAGATATCTTCAATGTTACATGCTCCGAGGTTGACGTGTTCCAAGAGGCAGGTTCCACGTGAGAACAACCTAACTTCAAGACAGACATTTCCGTAGATTCTGTTTCCTTCATTGTCATATGCTATTTTGGTAAGCCAAATGTCCCCACTTTTGATTCCGTAGAGGATAGCGGATTTAGTTTCTTCAGTTGCTGCTTCCCACTTTTCTCGATCAAGGTTGACGCACCTTTTGATCCAAGGGAGTTCAGATCTAGGAGTTTGCACGAACTCAATAATATCGGCGTGGTCAATATCAAGGTGAGCGACAACAGCCCCGTTCTTGTAAATACCGCCTCTGCGAAGTGTTTCATTTAAAGTTGAATAGATTTTTGCGAATGATACTGGGCCAGAAGCTGTTAGCCCCTTCCCATTTTCAGACCCTTTAGGTCTTAAGTTACTTAAGTGTACTGCACACCCTGCACCAAAGCGTAAGGCATGAGAAACGAATCTCCAGCTTGCTTCGATACCGTCCTTACCTTCCATGCTGTCTTCGACTACGTAAACCGTGCATGACACGGGAAGGCGTGATTCTGGGTTATCCAACCATGATTGGACCCGACCAGTGCGGGAGATAAGTTCTGCGGTCATTAAATTAAATCGCTTAAAATTGGTGGTTTGTAATTTGGTCCTTTTAAAACCTTGCCGTCTTCTCTATAAATTGGATGACCATCTTCATCAAGTTTCGACATATTGCTTTTGTGTACTCTATCTAACGCTTCATCAAGTTGCCAATCCATATTGTCAGCATATTGATAGCATACATATACTAGATCAGCTAATTCTTTTAATGCTTCTTCAAAGAATACTGGGTTGTTACGGAATAACATACCTTCAGATTCAAGGAATTCTTTAAACTCCTCAACGATCAAATTCTTTTGCTTGTTTCTGGAGGGTAGACTCGTGCTGTTCTGTACCCCGTAATGGGATCGGAATTCCTTCGCCTGTTCTGATAGAAATGTTTTCTTCATGGGTGAGTTCGTTTTCTAAGTAATGAATTGCTTTTTCTAGATCTTGTATTTTGCTATCCTTGTAACCTGCTCGGCAGATATACTTAATAGCATTACCTAAGTGGAAGTTGAGTTCTTGTTGTCTAATAAAATCCCAAACATCAACTGATCCACGCTGGTAGTAGTCTGGTCCTTTGGCCATTTTGCGAGTAGATTAGTTACACAGTTTGATAGTACATAGCACTGCTCTTGCAATGCCATGAGTAGAATAATTATATCTTCTTTCTTTGTCTCTGGTTTCTTTAATGCATCATGTATCTGCCTTAACTTCAGATCCTGTTCCATCGTCAATTCTGTAATCGGCGGCGGGGGACCAGAGTTTTGGTTCTTTTTTGTCGAAGTCATAGTCATCTACTGTAAGGATACGTGCCAGTCTAGCATTTAATAATGCCGTCTCTTCATCCAACCCCTTGTCTTTGAATGCTTTCAGCACAGTTTTCCAACTGTATCCGTGTTCTTCAAATAAAGCAGTTGCTCGTTTAACTCCCAATCCCGGTACTCCACTGTATCCATCAGTGTTGTCTCCAGAGATTGACTGTATTAAATGCCATCTTGGACCATCGACTTCATTGATGAGAGTGATCTCATCCATGTTATATAATTTTCCCGGTATCTGTCTCATGTCCTTATCAGGGGAACATATAACATTACCCGGAAATTTTGTACTATAAATTCCCATGCTATCGTCTGCCTCAAGTGTTGGCATGATAATTACTTCATACCTATTCTTTAGTTCGTTGATAACACGTTTATAGCCGCATGGCTTCTTACGATTACGGTGACCTTTGTAGGACTTCTCGATTTCCTTGCGGAAATTCTTAGAGTCAGAGAAGAATAATACAAGCTCAGGCACGTCCCAGAGGAAGTGATTCTTGATCTTGTTTATCTCTCGTACAGTAGCGTTTAATGCATCTGTGAACCTGCTAGTAACTACAATTACGTCATCACCGAAATCTATTTCTGTCTCTGCTGCTGCCGTTGCCTTATAGACAATGAAGTCAGCATCAATAAATAGTTTCATATGGTGGTTAGTGGACTTCTGCCCAGTTTTTACCTGACTTTGACTCCGCTGCAATAGGAAGTCTCAGGTTATAATATTCGCCAGCTTGCACAGCGGTTAGTTCTAATAAGAACTTTAAATCATTCACTGATGCTGGTATAGTTTCATACTGTAACTCGTCATGTATAAAACCAAGTTGATGAGAGTGACTATCTAACTGTGCGTCAGCTAGTACCATCCATCTTTTGGCGATGATCGCCGCCGACCCTTGGAGGAGGTAGTTGAGAGCGACGTGCCCTTTGTCAACGCTGATATTACGACCGTCGAGTCCACGGACGAAACCTCTTTCCGCAGCCCGTTTAACAGCTTGAAGCAAATCGGAAAGACCCGGAATGGCATCAACAAACGCTTTGCGTATTTCTTTACCCTTTCTTTTTGATTGAGTTTCCCCAAGGCTACCATCGAAGGATGTGCCGATCTTTTGGTCTCCTGCTCCATATAAGAATGCGTATGTAACTGTTTTAACTTGTCTTCTACTAATGCCAATTTTATCAGCATTTTCTTGGTGGATGTCCCCGTTAAGTAGGATATCTGCGTACCTACCGCCGTCGTAACGTGCGAGATAATGAGCGAGCATCCTAAGCTCAATGCCCGAAAGATCAGCACCGACCATAACCAAATCTGGTGAAGCTGTGAACAAACGTCTAAATCTTTCATCGCTGGGAACTTGACTTAAGTTGGGATTACGGTGACTAGCTCTATGAGTAGCACAACCTACCGAACAATGATGATGTATACGACTAGATGTCGTAACAAGCTTCTGCCATGCGTTCACGCCTTCTGATATCATCCCAAGCTGCTTGGTCAGTTCCAGTACACGTAAAAAACGTAGGGATATATCCGTCCCAATATCTTTCAATACGGTCTCGTCTATAACCGCCTTCCCTGAAGCAGTTAGCGAGGTCGGGGTCCAGTCGCAGTGCGTCTGAAGTATCCATGAGATGTGGTCTCTTGATTGTGGGTTGAAGTCTTTTAGTCTAGTAAACGGCACGCCTTTGACATAGCCAGTTCTCTGGTTGTCTCGCTTGGGCGTGAAAACTGTTCCGGCAACGTAAGGGAAATCTGCTCGAAGCTTGGCTTGAGTTGATTCCAATTCTGTGCGGAGAGTTGATTCCAATTCTCTAGCTGATTTCTCATCGAAGTACCATCCGTGAATCTCCTGTTGAGTGAGTATGGTTGCTACCTGATGCTCTAACGTGAGCCATTCAGGTAAGGGGTGAAATGTTTCCATAACCGTCGAGTGACGTTTACATCTTGTGTGCAATAGTCCTCCATCTCTTGTGACCACTCTTTCCAATCAGTGTCCTTACTAAAGGCACCTTTGTACTCGCCTAATCTATACCCGTATGCTTCGAGTGAGTGGCGACCGTAGAGTTGTAGAGGCATGTGTTTCCAATTCTTGACCTTATCTATAGACATAAGTCTGCTATGATACAACCTGCTAAGTAGAAGGGTATCAACGATAACACCAGTGGGACGAAAGAAGGGATAAAGCTTCCTAATAAGTGGCAAATCATAGCCAATAATATTATGGCCCACGATGTAATCAGCTTGCTGGATGTACTGAACTGCTGTAGTGATAGGACTCGAAAGACCTTTACCGGGACACTGGTCATTGAATGAGAATGTCTCTTCCGCTGCTGTGTCATAGTATGATATGCAATGTATTTCAGTAGCATCCTTGTAAAGCCCATTAGCTTCAAGGTCGAAAATTATTCCTATTTCTTTTTCTGCCATGTATAAGTCTTATCGACAAACTTGGCTTTCTTAACTTGTTGTTGGGTAGGTGGATTAGGTTTCTTCAAGTAGGTGTACCATGGGTGTTCATATCCGCTGCCTTCAAAAATCCGAGGCTGGGTTGAAAACTGATGATTCTGTAGTTTCATATTCAGTAAACCGTGATGTGTTTAAATCAAATTTTATCTTTCCAGCGTAGCCAGTCTCACCACTATAGCGGTTCTTAACGATTCTAATAGTCGCAATGTCTCGTTCAGTTTCACTCTGTTGGTTTCGTTCGAGGGCAATGACTTGATCTGATAACTGAGCAATGCCCGCAGATCCTCTGAGCTGACTAAGGGACACTTTTCCTCCCTCTTCGTGCGAAGTCCTATCATTTCCTGTTCTCCTTAAATGTGATACTAAGAATAGTGATATGCCTGTGCGTTCAACCAATGATCTTAGTCTGGTCATTGTTTGATCTAGCATCCGTCTCTCGTCTCCATCAAGTCCACTTAATAATATGGACAAATGGTCTACGAATATAATACGACACTCCAGTCCACTGGCAAGGTATTCGATCCGATTGTAAATAATTGACGGGTCAAAACTACCAAAGCCATCAAACAAGTAGAGATGCCAATTAGCAATGGTATTACGAAAATGCTCTTCGAGTTCTGTTTGGTCATGTTCTCCTATGTGTAGTGATTTACCTACAGCTGTGGACATCAGTCCAAGTGCGGTGCGTCTATTTGATTCCTCAAGTGCCAAGTACCCGACCCGTTCTCCTTTGGAGAGTAGGTTAACAGCAAGTTGACGACAGAACGTGGACTTTCCTTGTCCAGATCCTGAAGTAATAGTTGTAAGCTCTTGATACCTAATGCCGTGCAGTTTATCTTGTAAGCATTGGAATGGATAGTCATGGTCAGCTGGTGGTAGTGGTGTTGTTACTAATTTTTGAAGTGACTTACCTTCGACAATACCATCTGGTCTGTATTCTTCAGCATCCCATATAGCCTTCCTTATTGCCTCAGCATCATTAGCTTGTAATGCGTCTGATGCGTCCTTGTACTTGTCTAGTCTAGCTATCTTGACCTTACCCGGTGGTAGGACACCTGCTGCTTCTTCAGCAGCCTTACGTCCTGCATCGTCATTGTCAAAGAATAGAACTATTTCGTTGTATCCTTGGAGTAATGGGATTTGCTTTTGTAAGTCTTTCTTTGCAGATGAAGCTCCATGAGGTAGGGATACCATAGGCCACCCTGACATAGCTTCATAACAGCTCGCAGCATCTAGTTCACCTTCAGTAACGACAATCCGTTTACCGCTACTAGGAAATAAATGCTGAGCAAAGAGAGTATCAGTAGCTGTGCCTTCATAATGAAATTCCTTCTTCTTATTCTTTATTTTAAATCCGCTAAGTAATCCATCGCTTGTGTTATATGGAAAGCGTAGAGTAGCTCCGTCTCTGTAAATCCTGAAGAATTGGCAAGTTTTCTGAGAGATGTTTCTTTTCTGCAGCCGTTCGGCTGAGCCTTTGTATTGGACATCGGTTGACATTTTATGAGAGTGATTTTCACCTTCTGCAGGTGTGTAGTTGTGGCACACAAAGCAGAACTTGTGACCATCAGAGTAGGCTGAGTTGCCATCTGATGAGCCACAATTATCACATGCTTCGTGAGCAATGAATTCTGATTCGGTCATTAGACCAACCATTCAATTGGTATTTCGTGGAACGTACACCATGGGATCTTATAGCGATCACACCATTGAGCATACGTTGTCTTGGACTTCTTAGTAATTGTATTGTAAGGAGATTGGAACACCATGCGTATGTCCATGTCTGGGTTTTGTTCGCACACATTTTTAATCTTGCGGCGATCCTCACTGTCCCAATATCCTTTACATTCTAGTATTACGCCGTTCGGTAAGATAAAGTCTGGGTTATAATTATGAGAGATTTGATATGCTATCTTAACGCTTTCATATTCATAGGTGACCCCTAGATTTGTTAGCAAGTCACCTACTCGTTCCTCTAACTTAGACCTATACTTAGAAGTCTTCTTCTTCGGACGTGTCATTTGTAGTTGTAGTAACGTTCGGATCGCTTGTCTTAAAGCCTGCGGTCTTCCCGAATAGTTCAGCGACTTCGTTCGCATCTAGATCTCCTGTATCTACACCAGCTTGTCCATTTACTGAGACAACCTGTACACCAACCAACTTAAGAGAACTACCATAGGTAACCCCATCCCTGAGAATGTAAGGTTTCTGGTAGAAGCCCAGCTTAACAGTTGATCCACCGTATAATGGAGTCTTCGCATCATTTAGTATTGTGCCCTCCGTATCTACGACTGGTGGTCGGTTCTCTTCGTTCCATGAGAACTTGAGTTTATACTTACCTTCGGAGACCTCTTCCCATGGTGTAGGTTTGAGTGTAGATCTCTTGGGGTTCTTGAGTTTTGATTCAGCCCACTTGAGTTGTTCGCTTCTCTCCTCTTCTAGTGTATCGACGACGGTCTCGTCAACAACTGCTGAGAGTGAATAACCAAACTTGCTAGGTGCAAGTATAGCTTGGAACCCTTCAAGGGTTACGGGTTTGTCAGTCTTGTGAATAGTTCTACTCACCGAGTAATGCCTCCTCTAAGGATTGTGGTTCAGTAAGAGCATCTAGCTCTTTTTCTAATTCAGTTTGATAAGCTTCTAACTCTGCGTGGCGTTCTTTAACAGCCTTAAGAGTAGCTTGCTTAGCTTCGATCTCTGCCTTCTTTAGTCTTTCTTCAGACACCACGACAATCATTGGTGGTGCGAAGAAGCTATCGAAGAACGATGAGCGATTGTACATGTTAACAGAAAAAATAAGTTGA